TGAGTGAAGTAAAAGTAAATAAAATAAGTCCACGTTCAGGAACAGATGTCACTTTAGGTGATAGTGGTGATAATTTTATTATACCTTCTGGTGCAACATTAACGAATAATGGAAGTGCTTCAGGATTCGCTAGTATTGCATGGCAATCCGCAATTAAGACAGCTAGTTTCACAGCAGTAGCTGGTGAAGGCTATTGGGTTAATACTACATCAAGCGCTATAACAATTACTTTACCTGCTTCAGCTTCTGTTGGAGATCAAATTATTTTTACAGACTATGCAAGAACATGGGAAACTAACGTAGTTACAGTAGATCAAAACGGTTTAAATTTTCAAGGAAGTACAGCTGTTAATCCTTCTTATGATATTAATGGTCAATCAGTAAACATTGTTTACTCTGGTGCAACACAGGGTTGGATACCTAATTCAGATGATGATGTAAGTGATGAAGTTGCTCCAAGTTATTCAGTAGATTTTTTAGTTATCGCTGGAGGTGGCGGTGGTGGTTGGGATAGAGGAGGTGGAGGCGGAGCAGGAGGTTATAGAAATTCTTACTCTACAGAACCATCTGGTGGAGGTGGATCTTCTGAAACAAGTTTATCTTTAAGTGTTGGAACAACTTATACAATTACAGTTGGTGGTGGTGGTTCTGGTGGTGGTAGTGGACAAAAAGGAACAACTGGTTCAAATTCATCAATTTCTGGTTCAGATATTACAACAATTACATCAAATGGTGGTGGTGGTGCTGGTGCTGGTACTACAGCAGTAAGAGGTGGATTAAGCGGTGGTTCTGGTGGGGGAGAAGCATATTTATCTAGTGATCCAAGTGCTGCTGGTGCTGGTTCAGGAACTGCAAATCAAGGTTTTGATGGTGGTTCTGGTCAAAGTGCACCTAGTACAGTAGGAGGCGGTGGAGGTGGTGCTAGTGAAGATGGTAATACAGATGGCACAGCTCATGGTGGAGATGGTTTAAGTTCTTCAATAACAGGTTCTGCTGTTACAAGAGGTGGAGGAGGCGGTGGTCATAATGGTGGAACTGTTCCTCCTGGAGGAGCTGGTGGAGGAGGAGATGGTGGTGCTGATCCATCAACTGCGGCTAGTAATGGAACTGCTAACACAGGTGGTGGTGGAGGTGGTGGAGGTGGTGGTGTTGAACAAACTGGAGGAGATGGAGGAAGTGGAGTTGTTATTTTAAGAATGGCAACAGCAGATTACTCTGGTACAACAACAGGAAGTCCAACAGTTACAACTGATGGTTCTGATACAATATTAACATTCAACGCAAGTGGGAGTTACACAGGATAATGGCACATTTCGCAAAATTAGGAGTAGGAAATTTAATTGAAAGAGTTGAGGTAGTATCTAATGATATTGCGACAACTGAACAAGCTGGTGTAGAATTTTTGCAAAACTTACATAAAGATAGAGCAGTTTGGAAACAAACTTCTTTTAATACTAAAGGTGGAGCACATAAAACAGGTGGAACACCTTTTAGAAAAAATTTTGCTGGTGTTGGATATACTTACGATCAAACTAGAGATGCGTTTATTCCACCTAAACCTTATAACAGTTGGACATTAAACGAAACCACTTGTCTTTGGGACCCACCTGTCGCAAGACCAGAATTGACACAAGAACAAATTGATAATAATAATTATTATAGATGGAACGAAGAAAACCAAACATGGGATTTAAATGAGTAAAATAGAAGTAGATACAATAGCACCGCAATCTGGTACAACAGTCACTCTTGGTGAATCTGGAGATACGGTTAATATACCTAGTGGTGTTACACTAACTAATAGTGGTACTGCTACTGGTTTTGGTATCTCTTGGCAATCCGATATTAAAACTTCTGCATTTACTGCAGTTGCAGGAGAAGGATACTGGATCAATACTACTTCAGCAGCTATTACAGTTACACTACCTGCCTCTGCTTCAGTCGGTGACGAAATCGAATTTACAGACTACGCAAGAACATGGGGAACTAATGCAGTCACAGTAAATCAAAACAGTTTAAATTATCAAGGTAATACTTCACCTAATCCTGTTTATAATACTAATGGTCAATCAGTAAATATTGTTTACTCTGGTGCAACACAAGGTTGGATACCTAATTCAGATGATGATGTAGCTTTTGAAACTGAACAATCTTATTCAGCAGATATTTTAGTTATAGCTGGTGGCGGATCTGGTGGTTCTATAAGTAATGGCGGTGGAGGTGGTGCTGGTGGATATAGAACATCTACTGAAACACTAAATACTGGTACAACTTACACAATTACAGTAGGGGATGGTGGTGCACAATCAACTGATGCAAAAGGTAATAATGGAAGTAATTCTTCAATATCAGGTTCAGGTTTAACAACAATAACTTCTGCTGGTGGTGGTGGAGGTGGAGGTGGTGCTGCGCCAGGAAATACAGAGGGTTTAGATGGAGGCTCTGGTGGAGGTAGTGGAAATAGTGGAACAGGTGGTTCAGGAAACACCCCAAGCACATCTCCAAGTCAAGGAAATAATGGTGGAGGTGGTGCTGGTGCTCCAGGTTATGGAGCTGGTGGTGGCGGTGGTGCTGGAGCTGTTGGTGAAACTGGTACTACTTCTAAAGGTGGTGATGGAGGAGATGGTTTAGCTTCATCAATAACAGGAAGTTCAATTACAAGAGCAGGTGGTGGTGGCGGTTCTACTGATAGTACTATTGGAGCTGGTGGTGCTGGAGGCGGAGGAAATGGTGGATATGAATCAAGTGGAATAGCAGGAACAGCAAACACAGGTGGCGGAGGCGGAGGTGGTGAATCATCTCCTTATGCTGGTGGTGCTGGAGGAAAAGGAGTTGTTATATTAAGTGTGCCAACCTCAAGTTATAGTGGTACTACAACAGGTTCACCAACTGTTACAACAAGTGGTAGTAATACAATAATGCAATTTAACGGATCAGGGAGTTATACAGCATAATGGCAAGTTTCGCAAAAATAGGATTAAATGGAAAAGTGATTGAAGTTCAATCAGTAGTTAATGAAGTTTTACATGACAGTAATGGTGTTGAACAAGAATCTATTGGAATAAATTTTTTAACTAATTTAACAGGTTGGGCAATTTGGAAACAAACATCTTACAATACTCATGGTGGAGTACATGATAATGGTGGTACACCTTTAAGAAAAAATCATGCTTCAGTAGGTTACACCTATGATGAAGATAGAGATGCTTTCATTCCGCCTAAACCTTTTCCATCTTGGACACTAAATGAAACTACTTGTGTGTGGGAAGCACCAGTGGTAAAACCTAATGATGGTCAAAGATATATTTGGAACGAAGAAAACCAAACATGGGATTTAGTATAATATGGCTAGTATAATTAAAGTAGATACAATTCAGGACCAAGACGGTAATAATATTATCAACGAGAGTGCTGGTACTATTACTATTGGTAAATCTGGGGATACTGTACAAGTTGCTTCAGGTGCAGAATTTGTAGGCGGCGGTATTCAATGGCAATCCGATATTAAAACTTCTGCATTTACAGCAGTAGCAGGAGAAGGATATTGGATTAATACAACAAGTGCGGCTGTTACAGTTACACTTCCAGCATCAGCAAGTGTTGGAGATACAATAGAATTTGCAGATTATGCAAGAACATGGCAAACAAATAATATTACAATAAATCAAAATAGTTTAAATTATCAAGGTAATACTTCACCTAACCCTACTCTTTCTACTGAAGGACAACATTTAAAAATAGTTTATTCAGGAGCTACAAATGGTTGGATTCCAACTAATGATGATCCTGTAGCTTTAGGAACTCCACAAGATTACACAGCAGATTTTTTAGTTATCGCTGGAGGTGGCGGAGGAGGATATGATAGAGGTGGCGGTGGTGGAGCTGGTGGCTATAGAAATTCTTACTCAACAGAACCTTCTGGTGGAGGAGGTTCTTCTGAAACTTCTTTAACTTTAAATCGTGGAACAGTTTATACAATTACAGTAGGTGCTGGTGGTACAGGTGGAACTGGATCAGGTGCAATTGGTTTAAATGGAGGCGACTCGTCCATATCTGGTTCAGATATTACAGATATAACTTCTGCTGGTGGTGGAGGTGGTGGAAATGGTACTGGACCTAATGGAAGTGGTGGAGATGGGGGTTCTGGTGGTGCGGCTGGTTATAATGCTAACGGTGCTGGAAGTGGTACAACTAATCAAGGTTTTGATGGTGGAGATGGACCTAATGCTCCTAGTGTAGTTGCTGGTGGAGGTGGAGGTGCTAGTGAAGTTGGAGATAGTGCATTTCCTTATGGAGGTGGAGATGGTTTATCTTCTTCAATAACTAGTTCTGCTGTTACAAGAGGTGGTGGTGGTGGAGGTCATAATGCTAATTTTAATGCTCCTCCAGGAGGTGCTGGTGGTGGAGGAAATGGTGGTAGAGATGGTGCAGAAGCACCTATAGACGGAACTGCTAATACTGGTGGTGGTGGAGGTGGAGGTGCTGGTTCAGGAGCAGGAATTTCAGGCGGAGATGGAGGAAGTGGTGTTGTAATTTTAAGAATTCCAACTGCAAATTATTCTGGTACTACAACAGGAAGTCCAACTGTTACAACAGATGGATCAGATACAATATTAACATACACAGGAGATGGGAGTTACACAGCATAATGGCTTATTTTGCAAAATTAGGGGTTGGTGATCGAGTAGTAAAAGTACATAAAGTTTCAAACGACATTGCTACAACAGAACAAGCTGGAATAGATTTTTTAAAACAACTACATAACACTGATGCTATTTTTAAACAAACCTCTTATAATACAAGAGGTGGTGTTCATAAAACAGGTGGAACACCGTTTAGAAAAAACTATGCTGGTGTAGGATATAAATATGATCAAACAAGAGATGCTTTCATTCCACCTAGACCTTTTAATAGTTGGACATTAAACGAAACAACTTGTCTATGGGATCCACCAGTTGTTAAACCAGAATTGACACAAGAGCAAATTGATAATAGAAATTATTATGAATGGAACGAAGCAAATCAAACTTGGGATTTAGTTGACAATTCCTAATAATACTTTATAAGTATTTAAAAAAGGTGGTATGAAAGAATATAAGTTTAATTCAAATAATAATTTTATAGAAGGATATTATTTATCTAATTTATCCATATGCGATGATTTAATAGATTTATTTAAAGAATCAGATAATAAAATGTTAGGTAGAAATGGTGGATATGTAAATAAAAAAAACAAAGATAGTTTAGATTTACCATTAGATATAAATGATATCGCTAAATATCCTGTATTAGATAATTACTTTAAACAATTAGCTACAATAATTAATTGTTACAAAAAGAAATATATATATTGTGATAAAAGTATTGGTAAATGGTCATTAGAAAATAATTTCATTATTCAAAAATATAAACCCACACAAGGTTATCATGTTTTTCATTGTGAAAAAGCATCTATAAACTCATCAAAAAGACATTTAGTTTGGATGACATATCTTAATGATGTTAAACAAGGGGGAGAAACAGAATGGTATTATCAAAAATTAAAAGTAAGACCAGAAAAAGGATTAACTGTTATTTGGAGTGCTGATTGGACATTTACCCATAAAGGTCATACTACTATTAATGAAGATAAATATATTATTACAGGTTGGTTTGATTTTAAAGAATAAATGAAAAATTTAAAAGATTATATATTACATTTAGATCATTGGATCTCTAAAGATATATGTCAAAAAAGTATTGAACAATTATCTGATAATAATACTTGGGAAAGACATACTTACTCAAATTCAAAAACTTTTGAAGCAAAATCAAAAAACGAAGATAAAGAACTCGATGTCTGTTATGGAACTAATTTAACTTATTTAAAAGATCTACATGAATTAACTTGGAAAGCATTAGAAAAATATATTGTAATAGAAAAATTAGGTGGAGATACTTTTAAAGGTTGGAAAGGTTTTAGTCCAATAAGATTTAACAGATATAAAAAAGGTCAAATAATGTCAAAGCATCAAGACCACATTCAATCTTTATTTACAGGAGAGAGAAGAGGTATTCCAATTTTAAGTATTGTAGCTGTTTTAAATGATGATTATGAAGGTGGAGAATTTATTATGTTTGATGATTATGAAATCAAATTTAAACCTGGAGATTTAATTATATTTCCATCTGTATTTTTATATCCACATTTAGTTAAACCAGTAAAGAAAGGAGTAAGATACTCTTTTGTATCTTGGTGTTATTAATGAAAGAACCTACAATACAAAATCTATTTCCAACGCCTATTTATATGACCAATATGGATAGACCTTTTACAAAACAAGAATTAAAATTTGTAGAAGAACAAAAAAAACATTGCACTAAAAATGAAGGAAATATTAACACAAAAGATAATTACATTTTAAATAGAAAAGAATTTAAAAACATAAAGAAGTTTTTAGATGCAGCTTGCAAAGATTATTTAGAGAGAATTATATGTCCTAAAAATAATATAGAACTTTACATTACTCAATCTTGGCTAAACTATACAGAAGAAAATCAATTTCATCATAGACATGAACATCCAAATTCAGTTGTATCAGGTGTATTGTATTTTGATTCAGATAAAGATAAAGATATGATTAAATTTTTTAGCCATGTAAAGTATCAACAAATTAAACCAGAGATAGAGGATGATAAATATAATATATGGAACTCTTCTTCTTGGTGGTTTCCTGTTGAAACAGGGAAACTAGTTATGTTTCCATCATCTACTACACACCAAGTAGATACCAAGAAAGGTAATAATACTAGAGTAAGTCTAGCATTTAATACTTTCTACAAAGGAGCTGTTGGATCAAATTCGTCATTAACGGAGTTGATACTTTGATTTTATAGTGATATAACC